TTTTTTTCGCATAAAATTTGTAAATTTAAGTTGTTGAGTAAACAACAACCTCCGTACAGAAAATTTCTTCAATGAAACTGTACGATTTGTATTTATTTATTATAAAGTAAGGTTTTATTTATCGTAAAAACGAAAGGTCAATAGCAACCTAAAATGAGATTTTTGTTTGTTCTCTACAAAGTTCCTGGTTTCCATAAGCCAGTAAATTAAGGGGGCGCAACATTGGTGCAAATAGGTGGTCCGAGCTGCCAACCTAAAATATAGTCATCCGCTCCACTCAAACTCATCATAGTGTAAATTGTTGCTGGTGTAGTAGGGACAGTATATGAACCAAATCTAAAATTTGCTCTCAAACCATACCTTGGGTCAAGTCCTGAAGAGGCCCAATTAACTAATGCACACTTATATTTATGATACCATGGTAATACTACATCACAAGGATTAATATTAAGAGGTGAAAAATAAGCATTTCCATTGGTCAATGAACCACCATTTGCATAAGTAACCACATTTTGATTCGCTGATGAATTTGCGATAGCTAAAGTTGCCGTTGTTTGTACACCATATTGAGTATCAGCATAAGCAAAAGCTTGTGGGCAGTCACTTCTAAAATATGTTCTTAAACCACCTCTAAAATACCTAAAAACTGCAGACACATTAATCATATAATTAAATGCACTAGCATTTGTAGCATTATAATTACTTATATCTCCTAATGGACTAATTAAAAGTCCAGCAGAAACTGAATCAGTAATAATTGTATTATTATAAGGTGTTAACAAATTAGTCAACTGTTTTATTCCAGTTATCTCTAGTGCTTGGTACGTAGAATGGTTTGTTCTACCACGAGCAACATTACCTAAAGGGGGATAATTCTTTTCAAGTAAGCATTGCATACTTGAGGAGGGAATCTCACACTCTTCTAATTCAAAAGCTGATTGAATATCAAAATCAGATTGAGGTAATATAGTACCCATAGTAGGGATATTTGCAGCATAAGGATTAGCAACTTGAAAATCTTCAGCTGCACTAACAAAAACTTGATAGTACATGTTACTCACAGTAGCCGCACCACTTGTAAGTGGATTTATAATTTGTATACCCCAAGCACCATTAGTGTTAAGGTATGATTGCGGTACTGTAGAAGTACCTGTCTCCAACCACTCAGATTGTTGACAATAAGGGATTGTGAAACTATAGTCAGTTTCCTCAGTAATATCGAGAACAACATTAATTAAGTCACTAGTTTGAGTTTCAGTAGGAGAAGGAATTGTTGATGTCACAGTCTTAACGTAAGGAATATACCAGATTTTGACACGTAACGAATGGAAATGTGAACATATAAAGGATAAATGTATGCGCATCCCACCTCTCCAAAGCGCAAATAATTTGGACATGTAAGCTATTGGAGTTGGAACAAAAGCTGATAAATCTAATGGTAAAACGTAATCAAAATTCAACATAGTAACTGGATTAACCCAAAACGCTGCTAAATTATCACCAGCAGCTCTAGTAGTATCAATAACTCCTGTGTATAAAAGACCTGGCCGTTGCATAAACTTCAACAAAGAAGCTGCATCGAGAGAGTCATTAACAAGAGCATAATCTTTAGCTACCGTACAAGAAGCATTAGGCCCTAAAACTAAAGTTGTTGGGTTATCATCAACTTGTAGTAAACGAGGTTGACGAATTTGCATTGGATGGGTTGACTCTACATTAACTGGAATGTTTAAACCAAACCATTTAAAAACGTTACCAACAGCCTTAATACCAGCCGAAACCGGATCAGCTAGTCCACCAATAACAGGTAACCAACTAAATCTAGAAACTGCATCGCCTAAATTAACCACAGATGATGAAATAACTGAACCACTCTTGCTCTTGGTTTCTGCTTCTGTATTGGAAGTTGTTTGTTTAGTTCTCTGACGCTCACCAGCCTGTGTAACGAAGTCACTTTGAACTGCAAAATCGCTAGCATAGTTGAAACCAATCAAATTCGGCTCAACCACACGAGCATAAACAGTAAAGTTTATAGAAGGTGGAGCACCATTGACGGAACTTAACGGAACCGAAACTCTACAATTAAGAGTGAATAAATCCTCATTTTGTTTACCAACTTGTATAAACTCTTTATAATGAGTAAAAGGGATAGTAATGACAGTAGTTTGATTGGCTGAAGCGGATACTTGTATCCACTTATTACCAAAAGCACTTGCATATGCATTAGTATAAGTCAAATTCAGCGGATCTTGTTGAGGAATCCACCAAAAAACTAGTTTACCATAATGCATAGGTGTACCGTTCATACGTATACTGATTTCAATATTAGGTCTCCAAAATGCTATCTTTTCTAACTTACTTATGTAAGTAGGAGTAAACAACACATCTGGAAAACGCCAAATCCCTAAAGCACTCTTAAAAGGGTCAGCAGCTGTCCAATTAACTGATTGCACTAAAATAGGTCGTTTAAGAAAATTATCTAGATCGGGGAAAGGCATAGTGTTATTTAAAACATACTGATCATTATTATCAGTTGCTTCATGTTTGACTATTGTGTCATCAAAAGTAGTAACTTTTTGCTCTACAATATCTTTATCATTATTTTCATCTAATGACATTTGATCAGACACTCCCATATCAGCTTGCACTATATAGAGAGAATCGTCATAAGGCTTAATATAAGTTTGAGGATTTGTGAGAGAAAAGTCAGACTGTACACGATGTACTGTTTTATTTTTCTCACGAAATTTCTTAACTCTTACATTACGCTCTCTATGTTCATGTGACTGTATTTCTACATCACTAGGTAACTGAGATGGTAAAGATGACTGAATTGAATCAACCATATCACCAACATCTTCACTAACCTCATATAAAGTTTTTAATATTTTTTGTATTTTATCTGTATTTATATATATATTATTCTTGTTAATCCATTAATTTACAACTGTTTAGTCTACGGATTAATACAGTAAACAGTTGAAGAAGAGTTTTTAGACATCTAGGTCTGAGCCCAAATAGCGCAATAGCTCATTATCCTTCTTAAGATAAGTGCTAAGATCACCATAAGGTTTAAAATACTCGGGGTAATGAATCATCATACAGCGGTCATATGTAAATAACTTCGTTGCGTCAAAATCCAATATAATTTCTTCATCATCTATCAAAACCTGTCCTTGTTTAAAAAGCTCGCAATACTTAACAAAAGTTTTACGTGCATAATCAAACTCTCCACGAGGATAAGCAGCTAAAAACATCAGCGTTTGATTAAACCGTTGGATTTGATCATTAACGTTTAAAGGATCCCCTTCGCACCAACGTGCAGTTTCATAAACACTATCTCTATCCAGGCGAGCCATATAAAAATCGTATTTATCATGTTTGACAAAAGAGCGTTTCAAAAAGGTTACTTGATGCTCCTCCGCAAACGGATTTGTTATTTCTGACTTATCAGCTGAGGTATAACAAAAACCTATATCAGCTGCACACTTTTG